CAATTGTGTTCCAGCCTGCCATCACACTCTCCAATCGTTGGTTTCATTGTCCCAATGCCGTGTGTCGTAAATTCTACCACTCACAGCATATCCCAACAGTCCCAGGCAAACTGTTAGGCCTGCATGATCCTGTCGTTGTTTTAAACTAAATTCAATACTGATCAATTCTCGACTGTAATAGGTGTGTTCAACTTCCCAGGCCCAATGTGATCCAAGTCCACCAGACCAACATCCCAGGTTCTTAAAGAACTCTGGAAAAGGACTACCAACTGTGAAAGTAAAATTTAGCATGACTGTAGTATACTACAGTTTTGCAGTAATGTCAATTATTTTTTAGGTAAATCTTTTGCCATCTCGTACCACCGGGTGGCTTTTGTAAAATTAAAATTTGGATGGCGATACATATAATCTCGCTTGCGCTCTGCCGCCTCTAATGCGTCTAGCATACGCATTTTATCGTTAAACGGCAGGCTCATTAATACACGGTTCATATCTGTTATGTCTAACATATACTCCACCCATTTTTCTGTGGCTTTTATATTATAAAAACTGCCATATGCTTTGCGATTATTTGCACTTGTGTATTTGCTTATAAAGTTTTTAGCTTGCATACTGTCTCTCCTTTTGTATAAAGAGTAGTCAGTATAACACAAAACAATGCCCTTGTCAACGGCCAGGGTATTGTGTATTTTAGTACTAGTCGCCGATGTGACGCATTTTCACATTCAAATGAGCCTGTTCATGTTCAACCAGAAATTTGTGGTTCTTTACTGCTTCAGCTTCGGTGTCGTAAGTGGCCACAACATTGTTATCGCCATTGTCATAAAACAAGCAGGTTTCCCATCCACGGCCGGCAGAGTTCAATTTGATAGTGGATATTTCAACGGTGCCCACACGGTCCAATGCCACCTTCTCAGGCATTACAAAATCTTTCATGGTAACTACTCCTTATCCCCAAACCAAACCAAATCGTTTTGCACACACAGGACCATAACCCACTTGTGTGCTACGCTCGTCTTTCAAGCCATGACTGCAAAAACTGCAACCACCTGTGAGCCTGCCATAGCGGCCTGCAGTCTGTGCAGGATCTTCGCTGAACTCTTTTACCAGTTCGCAAACCGTCTGCGTGGCACTACGGGTGGCAAAGAACTCGCCAGTGACATCAACACGACCAAAGAACTTGTTCTGCCCAAAGGGCTGACCGTCTGTGATCATGATTTGGCCTGCATACTTGCTCATTGAGCCTGCACGATTGAACACCACAGCCTGCCCGTCAGCTGTCTGCAAGCGGACCTTGATGCGCTTCATGGTCTGGCTGGCCACATCAAACAGGTCTTGAATGGCCTTAAAGTCCACAGTCACATAGGCAACTGGAGCAGGCTTGGGAGTGGTAGCCCGCTGAGTCAGAGTGTCAATCCAGGGCAATTGTTTGTCGCTGAGTTTGCCAAAGCGATTGAAGCCAGCAATCAGCGAACCAGCAAAAGCTTGATCACGCTGGCCCAGCTGATCCACCACAGCCACCAGTGCATCAACGGCAACCTTTTGAACAGCATCAACTACAACTGGATTACGGGTTTTGTATGCAAACATTTTGGTTCCTTTTTGCTAGTATGTAAGTATTATACTGGATCAAACCGTTTTGGTCAACCGTTAATTGCTCCAGTATGCTTCGCTGTCTACACGGCAAGCCCACGGTGTGTCTGCATCAATTTCCACTGGCAAGCCAGTCATCAAATTCTTCACAGTGATCTTGGGTGCCGTGTATGTAGCACGGTCCACAATGTTCAGTTGGTTTTCTGTCCAACCTGCTTTGTTACACAGACGAGTCCTGGTAGCACGAGCGGCACCAAAAGTTTTGTAAGCACGGGTCTTGTTAGGACCGTCTGTTACGATTAAACCAGTACCTTTAGCAACGATTACATATGACATTTCAAGTTCCTTTTTGCTGTTTATGTGTATATTATACTGTGGATTGGGCCTACTGTCAACCGAAATAGTGTTGTATTTTTACAACAAATTTGGAACAGGATGAAATTCAAAGCGGTAGCCCAAAGACTTTGGATACAGTTGGTATTGCAGTTCGCGCACTTCACGACCCATTTCAGCTGAATCGCGATGTTGCCAAACTGAAGTTGAAACAATCCGCTCACCTGATCGTGTACGGCGATCCGTTTTGTAAATGTACATGGTATGTGTCTGTTTCATAACAACTCCTTAAAGTGTATTGAGTGCCGGTTGCATGATTGCTGTCAATTCACGCTCACGAGCATGAGCCGCTGTCTTACCACGCACAACTTCTAACAAGTAAGGTGTAAAGCCTTCACGACCATATGTACGAAGTGCTTCGCACAAGTTCCAGTTCTTGCTTTCTGTATTGGCACGGCTTAGGTGACGGTTAAAGCGTCCACGCACGGAGCTCAATGCAGAGCCATCAACTACAGTGATACCAATGTAGCTGTCGCCAGTGACTTCGCAGAACAGCTCATATATCGCATGGTTGCGATCGGTGCGGCGCTTGCGTTGTGTTGGAGTGTTTTTGCAGTTCATGTTATTATTATAGCGTATTTAGGTCCACTCGTCAACCGTTTTCAGGGCGTTTTTTGACTTTTTTGAGCCTATTTTTGTTGTATTTTTACAACAATAAAGCAGTACTTTTTGTTGTGTTTTTACCACATAAAAACCCGCTATTTTTACGGGTTTTTAGCCCTAATTTAGACAAAAAGTAGGGTTTTACTAAATAAAAGATGCAGATGATTTTGCATAAACATTTAAGGAGCCACATTATTATGGCCTGCAAATTAGTAATTATAAAACAAAAACGAGTCGACACCTCTACAGCATTCTATCTGTTGTCTGCTGAAAACAAAACCGCGCTTGAAGCTCAGCCAAGTGCCACCGTGATTGGTGAAAGAAATATCGGTAACGGTCTTGTCAAAATCCGTACACTATTTTTCCCTAACCCAGAGCGTTATGCTGAATGGCAAGCAAACACAACTATCCAGGGAAACATTGCCACCCGTGACGCATACAATACTGCCAATGGTATTACATCAACTACCACAGTCATTGACTTGCCAAACTACAATCCATATTAATTCTTAGTTGTATTAATTGTATTAAAAAACCGCCCCTTAAAGGGGCGGTTTTTGTTTGTCAATTAAAGGTCAATCGTTTGAGCAATCTATCTGGTTCACCTGGATCAAATGTTATTGGATCTCTGCGATGCACACCATTCCAATTGTCATAAACTAATATATCGCCATTGGACCAATGATGTTTGTAGAATGTGTCCTTTTTGCTTTCGCACAAGCGATATAGGTTTTCCATAAAGGCCATCATCTTCTCGACTTTCATGCCATTCTTATCAACATGGTGAATCCAGGTATGTTCTGGACCATAGCAGTTTACTCTAGGACTTACTTTACCAGAATACGGATTTGTTTTCAAAAACGGAAACTTGGTAATATTTGTACCTGGCCTGTACATAAAATGTTGGTATATGTCAACATTCTTGTAGTACTGTTTTTCTACTTCGGTAAATTGCTCATACGCAACTTCAGCGTTTAACCAATAGGTATCACCACTGCCATTGTTGGCACTTCGTACCATGTACAATGCACGGAATGGCAGACTCTTTGCTCCAATATGTGCCATGTCTGCATGATACTTCATGTCATTGTCTTTCCAGCGAGTGTTCTTTGTTTTAAAGTAACTCACCGGCGACTGTATGTCTTTATTCAGTGTTGGATCACCAACACTGGCTTTGATATATTCTTCACTGGTCCATAGTTGTCCAAACTTAGAGCCCACTGCATGAAATTCAGCATCAGTCAATGTTGGAGGCAGTCCTTTGATGATCAGAAGCCCTCGGTTGATCAAACGGTCTCGCCAAACGCCCGTTCCCTCAGCCAACAGTTCTTCATGCGTTACAGAGTACTCAGTACACCAGGTGTCAAATACATCTGTCACTGTCATTGGTTATCGTCCTAAACCTTGGCGATATGCTTGGTCTTCTCTGCGGCGCTGTTCTTCCACTTGACGCTGATGTACACCACGCATACACGATTCTTTTTCACCATACGAAGCATAACGGGCACATGATTCGGTAATGACAACAGTTCGATCAACAACAGGTGCAGGCTGTCTTACAACAACAGTATTATTAGAAGATCCAA